TCACCGTATTCATTTAGTGATATTAGTGCTGCTTCACCAATACTGTTATTCTCAAGTGAGTAGTATATATTGTTTGGTTCGCCAGTTATGTCTGCAATATACTTTGTAATCTGAGCCAATAGTTTAACTTGACTTGGGATATCACTCTTGTTGTGTTTCCACTCACCAATCTGTGTAGTAGTACTTGCGTCAAATATTTGAATAGCAGCAGGGTCACCACCTGTACCAAGACTTGGATCAAGTGCTACTACATAGATTCTACCCTTCTCTGGCTGCTGATACCATCTTACTTGACCCATACGATTAGTAGGTTCTGCTCCATCAAGTTGGATCAATGTGTTTGGATTGATCAATGTTTCGTCAGCGATGATGAATTCGCAACCGATTTCACGATTAAAACGATCTTCACCTAGCTGGGCTTTCATTTCTTCTGCCCACTTATCGTCTCTTCCTGGCTGTTCTCTCCAGTAAGCACGATATGCTCTAAAGCCGTTAACACCTAACTCAGTTGTGTTGCCAAATTCGTCTTCTGTCTTATTTGCGCCCTTCCAAATAAGAGCGAACTGGTCTTCGTCACTGTTTGGAGTTGAAGTGATGATTGCCTTACCACCAGTTGACAGTGTAGGAGTAATAGCAGTCCAGAATTCCGTTGCGATTGAGGGACGAACGAACGCGAACTCGTCAAGATATAGTAATGAGATAGACATACCACGACCTGTGTTTTCAGTCGTAGTAGCAGACACGATGCGTGATCCGTTCTCAAAGTCAAGCGAACCCTTGTTATATGTGGTTACGCCAGCTTTAATGTGATCTGGACAATTTTCATACGCATATCGTATACGCTGCATAATTTCTTGTGCACCGGTGTACTTATGTGCTGCAATTAGAATAGTACTGTCAGGGACAAACATCGCATACCACAATAGATACCCTGCTGCTGATGTAGATTTACCTGACTGACGAGGCATTAGTGAGATACTAAAGCGATAGCGATGGTATGTATCAATCAATCGCTTTTGGTATTCCCAAGGGTGATAGTTCATGCTACCACGAGTAGGATGCTGAATCATAAAGAAGTTATCCATGAAGTATAGATAACCAGTTTCTGGATCGCAACACTTCATGAATTCTTCAAGCTGTTGTTGCGTGAAGGTGGTCTTCTTGTATGGATCCTTGATCAAGGTAGGTGTGTTTGACATAGTATTATTTAGCTTAATATGCTACTTCTTTGAGAAAGGACTTTCACCTGTAAGATGTGGCTTAGCGAACATCACTTTAAACCATTCGGGGTCACCCGGTCTAATGTTATTATCTCGCATATATTGTACTTTTTGAGCACCTGATATTTCATAATTATTATCTAGTCTATCACCGTTTAGATCATAGTATTTAGGAATGCCGGCTAAACGTTTTAACTCGTCTAATGACATATCCTTTTCTTCGGGAGGAGTAAACTCGGTGAATCCTTTGTAGGCATTCATTAGTTTTGCTTGTTTGAATGGATCAAACATTAATATCCGCCTGTTAATGGACTACGCTTCCAAGTATTTGTAGCAGTACATACATAGATATAGTTTGCATCCCAACATATTTGTCCGGGTGTTCCGGTGGCGTTAGATGCTTTAGTTGTTTGCGGTGCTTTCAATAAGCCTGTGATAGTGATGTTGTTGGCACCGATATTACCTGCGTAATCTTTTAACTGAGGGCCATATTTAAACTGACCGCTATCGTAAGTTACGATGTTGCCTTGACCATCAGTTGATCCTACTGAGCTTACATAGAATCCACCATTTACTGATAGTGTAGCACTGCCATTAAATGCGATATTACCATCAGTTCTTAATTCAATAATGTCATTTTGATTACTGTCTTGCACGAGTACATTGCCAGGTGTAGTGAATTTGTTCGTATCATCAAATGTCCAACTATTGTCTGAACCAGCTACAGTTATAGTAACATTAGCATTTGCATCCAATGTTAGTGTGGTATTGCCATTAATTAAGTTTGCTTGTAATCCTGTAGCACCGTTGACTTCTAAAACTCCGTCATAAACTGTTAGTTCCGCAACGTTTGCGGTGTTTGCTGAGTCTGTAATGTAGATAGTACCTGGACCTAACCACAAGTTAGCCCAACGATGTGTTTCGTCACCTAAGAAATAAATGTTATCTAAGGCAGGTGATACGTTACTAGTAGTTAATGTATTATTAGCAAATGACAGATTTGCTGAAGAACCAAATAGATTGCCCCCAGCATTAAGTTGAATTGCTCCAACTGCACCAGCTGGTTCACTGTTTCCAGAACCTCCACCAGTGTTGATTAGTGTTAAGTTACCATTGGTGTTACCAATATAGACATCGTTGTTAGTAAGGTCAACAACAAGTTCACCGGGACGAGCATTACCATTGTAATTACTGATAGTCTCTTCCTGATTGTCCTTCATTATTGTTCTGGTAATACCAGAAATGTTTGCGTATGGTGGTGGTGGATTGGCCATAAAAAAATACTCTCATATTGCTATGAGAGTATTTATCTTCTTACTTGATATCTAGTGGTCGTGCTTTTGTAGCAACAATGCAATAGTACTTTTCCTTAAACTCAACCATATCTTCTGGGTCATTAGTTTCAGGATTTGGACCACTTGCGTCAAACTCTAGATTGTTGAACTGATCAATATTGAAGCCACAGCGTGTAAGCAATGCACCTAGCTGATTAGCTCCCATAATACTATAGTGGTTTAGATTGAACTCGTGTCTGCGATCACAGTCAGGAGCAGGAACTTCAATGTAAATCTTTGCGCCCTGCTTTAATACACGGTTGTATTCCATTAATGAGAAGATAGGATAAGGACTGTGTTCAAGTGCATGACGAAGGAAGATGAAGTCAACTGATTCATCATAGTATCCATCCTTCTGCGGCAAGAAGCTCAAGTCATACTTCTTGATAGTATGGCCCTTACCTTCACAAATAGCGACATCACCAGGAGAAAGAGTAACGCCAGTGAGATTAGTGTATCCTCGTTCCTTCATTGCGTCCAAGAAATATCCCGGGCCACAACCAAGATCAAGAATAGCTGCATCCTTTGCTAGATCCATTGGATCAATATATGTTTCCACGACTTGCTTGGTAAGCACCTCGTGCATCTTGCTATCGCCTTCATCATGGATGTGGGCAGTGTATAGATATTCATTATAGAACTTGAGTTTGATCAAGTCAAGGGTTTGGTTGATGTCGATTAAGTTTTGCATAAAATTACTTATGCAGTGGACCAGTAGTGATTATTTTTTCTTACGGAAATCTTTGGGACGTTTGGCTACTGGACTCTTTGTGTAAGTGTTAGACATTTCTGTACTACGGTTATCACTGAGTTTTCTGACTTTGCCAGCACCTACTGATTTTGCAGCAACATTGATGATTTCTAATTCAGCATCAGTGTATGTTGACAACAATGGGTCACCTGCCATTGGGCCTACGGGCGGAGTTGGGTAGTCAGGGGCACCTGCCATTGCAATACCGAAACGCCATTGTAGGTAGGGACTACCATTTGACTTGTTGATACTCAAGTCTGGCATTGAGATTGCGCCCTTAATAGCATCCATCTGACCATCGCCAAACGCCTTTGGATTTGCTGGGGTATCGTTTTCAAAAATGAATTCACGCGCTCTCATTGAAAGTCCTTAATCGTTATATTGTATTTATCTTTTGTTATGGGTTATTCTGAGTAGTATTGATTGGAGTCGTATTTTCTGTTGCCATAACAGAGTTTGCATAACCATCCAATGCAATACCAAGACCCGGAACATTTGGGCCGGCCCACATGACCTGAGAAGCAATAAAATGTACTAGATCGTCACTAGTGAGAGGATTAATAAGAATCTGTACGTTTCCTGATGTTGGATCAACTACCATATCATATTGTGTTAATGCATCACCGAAGAAAGTAGTTCCATAAGCAGTGAACTTTACATCATCGTGATTGTTATTGATTTGAGCGAATAGTTGAATCGCTTGGCTGTTTGCAGTACCGTCATCAGTTGACTTAATATAGAACTGACCTTCAGTGAAAGTGTTAGCAGGAGTTTCAAAGATTACTTGACCGGCAGTGTTACCGGTAGTGTAAGATACAGTTGAGTTAACGAATGTTTGGAAGAGATTAGCAAAGTTATTATTGATTTTTTCAAAGGCAATGCGTAATGGATCACCTGAGCCATCGTTAGGATTGGCACCAATGTTGATAACTTGTTGTGTATAGAGAGGTGTAGTACTCATTCGTGTTCTTCCGTTTTAAGTATTTATCAAACGGAAGATAGTATTAGTGTTTAGTGGCGTCTTCAAAAATCTTCTTTTGCTCAGCATACCACTCGTGCCAACCCACTACTTTGCGTTCACATTCATGGTACAGCATATAGTTATCTACTACCGTCTTAGTATATTCACTAAGAGTCATGTTTGCTGTAGCTTCTTTTAGAGCCGCACACTTTTCTAAAAGAATCTGAGGAGCATCGGGGAACTTTGCAGTTACTGGAACAGCATGAATAGCGCATCCTGATAGTAAAACAAGAGGTAAGATTATTAACTTCTTCACTTCTTGTCTCCTGATAGTTTACCAGTATCTAGTGATGCTGCTGCGTTATGGGCCCTAATAACTTCTGCCGGTAGTCTGCAATCTTGATCATGCTTGACTACTTCACGGTCAACATATTGAGTGATGGTCTTGCCCTTGTCGTGGATTACCTTAGTGTCCTTGACTACTTTTTCAACAATCTGAGTATTTACCTTAACGGATTGTACTTGAGCCTTTGCTAGTTTAGATTGAAGTTCTGCTACAGCTTTGTCAGTAGCAGCCTTATATCCTGCTGCACCTTGTAGATAAACACCACACACAAATAGAATCAATGAAGCAATCTTGATTGGAAGATTGTATTGCTTGATGAAGGGAATCTTACCAACAAATGAGGCTACCAATAGGCCTAGAATCCCCACTACAGTTAATAGTGTGATTATAAAGTGTGGAAGAATTGCTATGAGCCAATACACGTTCATATACTTAGTTATTTCCTTATTGTGCGTAAAAAGTCTTGACTCTTAGGTCAATATCTTTGTGGAAGTCAAATATTACATAGTGATCAATAAAACCCATGCAACCAGTGACAATAATTCTCACTTCTTAAATTCCATATATGTAGCAATATCATTGTCAAAGATTTGCGCCATACTATGCCACAGGGCCTTACGCTCATTCTCAGTCATACCAGACATGAGAGAATACATGCGATCATCCTCGCTAATTACCAGACCATAGTCATGGCGAAAGGTCATGCACATACTATCAATGATTTCTTCACGGGTTTTCATTCGTATTTCAACTTCCAATAAGTGTGAAGTTCAGGGGTGAGATAACCTCGGATACTATAACAAGTTCCATAAAATCCCGAGTCCATTAAATGATGCCAACTCGGTTTAGGGTTGGAATGCTTCATCATCCATTGACCTGCTTCTGATTGTTCCCATTCATACAATGGTTGAGCAGCATAGATATCAGGATCTTCGACATCACCCACACTAAAAGTGTGTGCTGTTACTACTACTGTTTCTGTCACACTGCCATTTCCGCTTTGATTGTACCATGACACTTGTAATTGTCTAGGTCAATTGTTTCCATTGTAAAACTATCAATGTCCTTAATGTTTGGGTTCAACCATAGAGTAGGAAGAGGATATGGTTCACGAGACAACTGTTCCTTAACCTGCTCAACATGATTGCTATAGATATGAGTATCGCCAGTACTGATAATCAACTCACCTACCTCTAAGTCACATACATGAGCAATCATGTGGGTAAGCAGTGCATAGCTTGCAATGTTGAACGGTAGACCTAAGAATACGTCAACGCTACGCTGATACATGTGGCAGCTTAACTTACCCTTGCTCACATAAAACTGACTCATTACATGGCAGGGAGGTAATGCCATTTGATCAAGTTCGTCTACGTTCCATGCACTAATGATATGTCTACGCCCAGTCGGATCATTCTTTAATCCATCAATCAACTTTGCGACTTGATCGACTCCACCCCAGTCTCTCCACTGAACACCGTATACTCGGCCCAAATCCCCGGAGAACTTTGCTCTAGGTTGCCAATAAGCTGCCTCAGCATTTCCTGTCCAGATTGTGTTACGGCCTGAGTCTGGCCTTCCGTATAAAATCTCTGCCAGTCTTCTCTCATCATTGCTTCCTTCTAAAAACCAAAGCAATTCACTAACAACTGCTTTCCATGCTAACTTCTTAGTTGTTACAGCCGGGAAGCCCTTTGTCAAGTCAAATCGTAATTGGCGACCAAACACGCTGATAGTGCCTACGCCAGTGCGATCATTGCGCTCTTCGCCGTTATTTAATATGTCGGTTAATAGATCGTGATACTGCTTCATTTACGTTTCCAAATCTCATACATATGATCGGGAAACATTTCACTATATTCCCGCACAAAATTGTATTCTAGATATAGCAAATCAATGAAGGTATCGCAAGTATAATGGTCATATACTCTAGTAAGATGCACTTCATCAATCTGTTCCCAGCAGGTTTCAATAAGTTTTGCGCCGCCTATCAACCAGTGAAAGTCAGTAAATGAGTCGGTCTTGTCGGTAACTACGATACCTTTATCTTGTATCAGTGCGGGAGTTGTGGTCACTACAACATTAATGCGATAGGGCAGTGGTTTCTTTGGCAGGCTATCCCAAGTGTTGCGTCCCATCACTACAATCTTGCCAGTA